AAGCCTGATAGATGAGCATCCTGACGTTGACGCATATATTCCAATGGGGTCGATGCCGGGGCTGTTTCGTCTGAAGGATGAGCATTTCCCAAGGCATTCGTATTTGAAGGCTAATTCTCGCGCAGAAGATAACTTCAGGATGCAGTTCGGGCATCCCTTGATCGGCATCGCATGGCACGGCGGCACGAAGGGGACGCACCAGGAACTGCGCAACGCGCCACTGGGGCTGTGGAAGCAGCTTATAGAGGCCAACCCTGATGTCTCCTTTGTGTCGCTCCAGTATGGCGCTGATGGCCCTGTGCAGGCGGGAGAGTTGCTTATACCGCACTTCCAAGGCGCTATTGATGACCTCGACAAGCAGGCTGCGCTGATCTCGGCGTGTGATCTGGTCATCTCGGTCTGCCAGACGGCCGTTCATATTGCCGGGGCTATCGGCACGCCATGCTGGTGCCTGACGCCGGATCAGGCGGCGTGGCGCTATGGCATCGAGGGCGACATGCTTTGGTATGGGCCACACCTTGAACTTATCCGCCAGGAGGGTCGTGGCTGGGAAGGCGTTTTTGAAACTGTGGGCGAGAGGCTGAAAAATGCTGATTTCGGATGAATATCGAGAACTAAACAAGGAACTGCACGAAACCAACGAAGCGTATGGCACCAGCGGCCATAATCACGCAGAGGCCGTGGTCGGCTTGGCGAACGCTATGCAAACGGTCGATATCTTAGACTATGGCTGCGGCAAGGGAACGCTCAACAGCGCCATTGGCATTCGGCTGAAGGAATACGACCCGGCTGTACCGGGGAAGGATGACCCGCCCGAGCCTGCGGATTTGGTTGTTTGCACCGATGTCCTTGAACATATCGAACCTGACTGCCTGGACGATGTTCTTGACGACATCGAAAGCTTGGCGCGGCGCGGCGTGTTTCTTTGCGTGGCAACGCGTGAGGCAAAGAAGGTCTTGGCTGACGGGAGAAATGCGCATCTGATCGTCGAGGGCAAGGATTGGTGGCTGCCAAAGCTCATGGATCGGTGGGACATCATCAACTTCTCCGATGCAGGCGGTGAATTTATTTTTGTGGGGATGGACAAATGAAAAGCATCACTGAAAAGATTGACGCAATCACTGAAATGAAGGAGGGGCAATATTCACCGACTCCGCCATGTCCGAAATCAGTTAAAATCGAGCTTACGGCGCGGTGTAACTTTCGCTGTGCCTTTTGCGCCACTGCGGCGAAGCTTCGGGACAAGGGGGATATGGATTGGGACTTTTACGCCAATAAGCTCTTGCCTGACCTGAGGGCGTCTGGCGTCGAGGAGGTCGGCATGTTCTACCTGGGGGAAAGCACGTTGCTCAAGTGGCTGCCTGAAGCAATTGCAGAGGCTAAGGCGCAGGGGTTCCCGTATGTGTTTCTGACAACCAACGGATCAAGCTCGCCGCAGATGCTTACGGACTGCATGGATGCGGGCCTGGATAGTCTCAAGTTCTCGTTGAACTATTCCGATTCCACGCAGTTTTCTGAAATTGCCAACGTGAAGCCCGCGCTATTCGACAAGATGATTTCCAACATCAAGCACTCTTTCATGGTGCGCGAGGATAACGGATACGATTGCGGGATTTACGCCTCGTTTATCCGCTATGATGGAGAGCAGGGCGAGCGCATGGCGGATGTGCTCAATGAGATTAGGCCGTATGTAGATGAGTATTATGCGCTCCCGCTCTACTCTCAGGCAGATTTGGTCGGCGTTGACGAGGCGGAGCGCGGGTGGGACATACGGGCAGGCAATCCTGGCCGGGCAGACAACATGCAGCAACCTATTCCATGCTGGTCGTTGTTTACCGAGGGCCGGGTGAGTTATGACGGTCACCTTTCCGCATGTTGCTTTGACCACGATGGGCGATTCCGAATGGGCGATATCAATCAAATGTCGTTCATGGATGCGTGGCACTCTCCGGATTTTCAGAAGCTTCGGGCATCACATCTAGAAAAGGAACTCGCAGGCACGGCCTGCGAGCATTGCGTGGCATACTCATGAAAATCTTTATCGGATACGACCCCCGCGACCATGACGCCTATCGGGTGGCGGAGCAGAGCATCCGCGAGAACACTAAGGCTGATGTCGATATCATCCCACTGAAGGATTGGGAACTGCGCAAGAAAGGCATTTATTGGCGACCCTACCGCGTCGAGGAAAGCGGCCAGATGTGGGATGAGCGCGACGGTAAACCGTTCTCCACGCAGTTTAGCTTTACGCGCTTTGCAGTGCCGTTGCTGGAAGACTATGGAAACGAGTGGGTGCTTTTTATCGACGCAGACATGATGTTTCGTGCTGACATTGAAGACCTGTTCGCGTTGGCTGATGACAAGTATGCGGTAATGTGCGTCAAGCATAATCAGAAGCCGACTGAACTTATGAAGATGGACGGCGTATTGCAGACGAAATACGCCAGAAAAAATTGGTCTTCGGTGATGCTTATGAAGCCGTCAAAGTGCCGTGGGCTGACGCCATACGCGCTGAACAATTGGGACGGCAGCAGCCTGCATGGCCTACACTTCATTGAGGGCGACGACTTGATTGGCGAATTGCCCGCGACATGGAACTTCTTGGCGGGTTACGACGACCCAAGCAAGAACCCGAAAAATGTTCACTTCACACTAGGCACCCCAGACATGCAGTTGTTCAATGCGCCGCCAACACCGTGGGATGGCGAGTGGTGGGATTGCCTGGATCGAGCAAAGAAAGGTGTTTTCGATGCGCCGAAGACAAGCATACGCGACTGATGACAAGCGTGAGGCTGCATCAGAGCCGACAAAGGAGCCTGTTGCCAAAAGGGTAGCAAAGCCCGTCAAAAAGGGTTATTGTGGCAAGTGTGGGGTGCGCATCGGTCGTGGCGTATACGGCCATCAGCAAAAATGTGACGGGACGCCCCCACGATGACGACCTATGGCGTGATGATTGACCGTATCGAAGCGGAGATTGGCCGCAGCGACCTGACTGCGCGTGTGAAGGAAGCCATTTTAACTTCGATCAAACACTACGAGCGCCGCCGCTTCTATTTCACCGAATTCATCGACAGCCTCTCCACCTCGTCAAGCCAGGAATTCTACAGCGTGAGCGACTACGCTGACATGAGCTTAATCACTGAGGTCGATAGTCTGCGGATCAATGACGGAACCTACGACTACCCGCTCATGGAGCGCGATTGGTCGTACATGGAACAGGTGCAGACTTACGATGGTGTGTTTAGTGACCCCACAGACTATACATTCTACTCGCAACGTCTGCGCCTGTACCCTATCCCTGATGCGGGGCGCACCATCCATATTAGTGGGGTCAAGAAATTGGCGTCCTTGTCGGCAACGACGGACACCAACGCTTGGATGACGGATGGCGAGGCCCTCATCAGGGCAAGGGCGAAGGCGGAACTATATGCGCACGTTGTCCACAAGCCCGACAAGTCGGCGGTAATGCACCAAGCAGAACTGAACGCCCTGTCGGAACTTGAGGCCGAAACATGGCGGCGTGTTAATGGTAAAATCAGGGCAACGCAGTTTTGATCCCATTTGCTGAATATCTACCGGACCAGCCGGATTATGCTGGCGGCACGACAGTCGCCACGAACGTGTTTCCGCGCACGGCGGGGAGCTACGGGCCAGTGGCTGATTTGTCGTCTTCGATCACGGCGCTGTCGAACAGGCCGCAGGGCGCAGCATCGTTCCGCGACAGTGCTGGCAACGTCAATACGTTCGCTGGCGATCTTCAAGACTTGTTTCTGCTTTCGGGCACGGCGTTCAATAACGTGTCGTCTTCGGCTGCGGCCTATACGACGGCGGTGGATGATGCGTGGAAATTTGGGCAGTACGGCGAGCGCATCATCGCGGTAAACGGCCACACCGACCAGCCGCAAAGCTACCTGATGGGGACGGACAGCGCGTTCAGTAACCTTGCCGCCGCTGCGCCCCGCGCCCGCCATATCGGCATCATTAACAATTTCGTGATGCTGGGTAATACCTGGGACAGTTCTGACGGGGCGGTGGTCAACCGCGTTTGGTGGTCTGCCATTGACTCGCCTGGGGATTGGCCGACGATTGGCAGCGCCGACGCAGCAGCTAAACAGTCCGACAGACAGGACTTGCCTATTGGTGGCCCCGTGCAGGCCATAACAGGCGCTATCGGCGGTCTTGATGGCGCGATCTGGACTGAGAAGGCCATTTACCGCGTCCAATACGCTGGCCCGCCCACCGTCTTTGATATTCTGGAGGTCGAGCGGGATCGTGGCACGTCCGCGCCGAATAGCGTGGTCAACGTCGGCACGTTCGGGTTTTACCTGGGCGAGGATGATTTTTATCGTTTTGACGGCGCAGGCTCGACCGGCATCGGTCATCAGAGGGTCAGTAAGACGTTCTTTAGCGAGATCGACCAGAACTATTACCACCGCGTCTATGGTGCTGCCGACCCGCTGAATAAGCTGGTGTGGTGGGCGTATCCCGGCACTGGGAACACGGGCGGTCGGCCTAACAAGCAGTTGATCTATAATTGGGCGCTGGATCGGTGGGGGACGGCTGAAATCGAAATGGAACTGCTGTTCCGCCAGTTGTCGTCCGGTTACACGCTGGATGAATTGGATCAGTTCGGCAACCTCGACACACTGCCGTTCAGCCTGGATAGCCGTATCTGGACGCTGGGGCGTCTGCTGTTGGCCGCGTTTGATGAGAATAACGTCTTGTCGGCGTTTAGCGGCAGCAACCTACAGGCCACCATCGAGACAGCCGAGGTCGGCGGCAACGAACTATTCGGCAAGCCACATGAGCGCATGTTCGTTGACGGCATCCGGCCCTACATTGACGGCGGCACAACGACAGTCGGCTTGAAATACCGCGACCTCCCCACGGCCAGCCTGACGACGGACGGACCCAACGCGGTCAACGCCTCGACCGGCATGGCGAACTTCTCCCGCTCGACGCGCTACGCACGCGCCCAGGTCATCGTCGCGGCGGGCGGCACTTGGTCGCACGCTCAAGGCGTGGACTATGACGTGAACGAAGACGGTGAGATTTGATGGCTG